TATATCTAACAACTAGTGTAGTATTTGAAGGAGCAATACCATAAGTATTTGTAAATATAAAATTTGTAGGGGCAAATGCTGTAGTTAATTTGCTTTGATTAGTTGGAAGACCTAAACCAACATTATCAGGGTTTGGAATTATTTGTTCAGTTGTATCTGATGGATCTCCGGAACCAAATTGGATTTGTAAGTTAGTTTTATCTAAAAATCTAGTTGCAAATCTATTTTGAACTTGCTTTAACCTTAATAAATTAGAGACATCTGGGTTATTTAGATAATTTGGATCATTTGGATTTGAGTTAGTAAGAGTTTCATAGATTGAATCTTGGGCCAAATAATCTACTTCATACCATTTATCTCCTGTTGTTGAATCTGTAATATCTAAGATTCCTATGATTTTATCATCTGTTATAGTTCTTGAATCAAAAGGGATAGGAGAGCTAAATGAAAAAGATCTTGTTTTAACTGTTGCCGATATTGCTTTTCTTATTTTTTTAATTAAATAATAAGTAGGAAGACCCCCTGCGGTTTGGTAAACTGTTATTTCTGTTGGATCTGTTGAGCTACTAACAGCAAAATTAGTTTTGTCTGTAATTAAAAATGCTAGACTTCCACTAAAAATTGATGAAATTGGTGTGTTAGATGGGATTTGTAGAGCATAAGAAAAATCGGGGATTGTAACACTACCGGAAATTGTTGCCGGAAGTTGTTGATAAAGTTCTATGTCTGCTATAGCTGAGGTTGTAGCTTTTGGTTTATATCCTAACATATATGCTAAATCATATAAATTTTGAGTTTGGCGAGAATATTGAATAAAAGTTTCTTGGAATTGGTTATCTACATAAAAAGATAAAACATCTCCTACATAAGCCGCCATTTCTATAAACATCATTCCTGGGGATGCTGCTGTAAAGTCGGTATATGTGTTTGGAAAATACGTTTTAGTATAATCTATAAGACTATTTCGTAATGAGGTAAAGTCTCTGTTAGTATATTTTATATCTCTTTTAATACTCATTTTATAATGTTATATTAATTTCATCTTGAATACCAAAATTTTCTACTTGATATTTCATAATAATTCCTAATTGATTGCTTTCTTTATTTACTACAAGATTAATTTCTTCTATCCCTACAAATGGAAAATATTGGTAAATTTGATCTTTTAAAAATTTCTTAACAAATTCAACATCAATAGTATCTAAAAAGTTCATGTTTATTAAATTATTTATTCCACTTCCAAAAAATGGATTAAATACTCTTTCTCCAGGGTTGGTTAAAAAAAAATTAATTAAATTATTTTTAATAGCATCTCGAGTTAAATAATTAGATTGAAATACAGAAGGAGCATTAAAAGGTATATTAACTCCTATGGCTTTTCGATCTATTGAATCTATTGGAAATCTATTTTGAACAATTATAGCCATTATTGTTATTTATTCATTAAACCCATTATCATATCTAATCCTACTTCTCCTGAGGGTAAAGCACCATTGATATTATCTACAGATTGAGGTTGAAATTCATTTGCATATTGTGATGTTATAGTTCCTCCATTTTGCATTTCACCTAAAATACCACCAAACATTTCACGCCTTTCTGTAGGGGTTAAAGTTCTAGGGTTAGTGATTTGAGGTTGTGCATAAGTATTTTGAAGAGTTTCAGTTACTATTGTTTTAGGGGAACGAATTGCTTCTAAAAGAATATCTTTTAATTCTTCTTGAATAGCTTCTTTTACCGCTTGTTTTATTAAAATTTTAAAATCATTAGTTTTCATTGTTTATAAATATTAAATTAATAAGCTTTTAAATCATCTCTATCAATAATTAATTTTAATTCTGATATTAATGTTTGATTGTTTGTAGTAAATGATAATTCTGTTTGAATTAGAGCAATACCACTTGGTGAATATCCAACTGCTTTTTTTCTTATTACAGTTGATGTGAAAGGAACTTCTTCAATTTTTATATCAAATCCATTATAAGAAGTTTCTTCATAATTATTATAATTAGCACTTCCGTATTCTATATATTGTTTAGCTATATCAGAAAAGGGTTCTATAGACTGATTAGGTGTAATAGAGGGTTGGTTGGGGGTTGAATTTAAAAAACTATCTAATAAAAATTCATTATCTAAAACTTCATTATCTAAAAATTCATTATCTAAAAATTCTTCACCTTGATTTTCAAGAGGGATTAAATTTGTAGTTAGAGGAATATTTAAGGATCTAGTTGAAAGAACATCTTGGGTGTCTGGTTTAGTCAGACATCTTTGTAATAAAGGAATAATACCTGCTATGATTCCTGATATTTGTTTTAAAATAAGGGAAAACATAGCAATAGAAACAGATAATCCATTTATACCCGCTAGAATTGGGGCTATTCTTTCAGATCCATCTTCGTTAAATAATAAAAAATTAGCAAGATAATCTAGATCATCTATTGCTACTACTATAGCTCCGGGAACTTGTGGTATAGGTTTTGCGGCCGCCGATAATATAGGGAGTGTTTTCTTTAGAGTTTTTACTATATCTAAAGTAACATTAATTCCTACAACAATTGGATCCATTTTTTTTGAAAAACCATCAATTTTTGCAGCTGTATTATTTAAATCTTTAATAATATTATTTAATTCATCTAGTGATTTTTGAGTTGTTTCTGCTGAGGGACATTTATTTAATTCATCTGAGATGAATTTTAAGGTCATAGCCGTTAATATAGGAATTATCCTTTGTGGAAGTTTTTTTAATAATTTATTTATAATAGGAGTTAATTTACTAGGACCTTTAGGTTTTTGCTCTTTAGGAGTATTACTTTCAGTTGCTTTTGCTGCATCCTTATTAGCTTTTCTATCTTTTTTATTTTGTTCTCTTTTATCTTTTCTTATTTTTTTTTCTTTGTCAAATTCTTCTCTCCTTTTTTTTGCTTCTAATTGTTTTTTTTCATGATACTCTTTAAGAGATAAACCATCTTTTTTATTTTTAGCTTTTGAAGTTGTTAAAAGGTTAGTAGATCCGGATTGAGAAATACTTGAACTACCAGGGATTGTATTGGTTGTATTTGGTGAAGATCCAGAGGTAACTGATTTAGCCCCATCCACAATGTTTTTTGCTTTATTTACATCTATTTTCATTAGCTTGTAAAATTAGTTTTAGAGGTAATATCTTTTAGTTGTGCTTGGATTTGTTCTAATGATACGTTTATTTTAACGGCCATAACATTTAAAGGGGCTAAAGGTATTCCTGGAGGGGTTCCTACTACTGTTTCACATATAGATAAAAATGATTTTAAAGCTTCTATTAATGTATCTAATAAATCTACTGTTTGATTACCTAAAAGTAAGGGTTCATCAGCATCTTTATTTCCTAAATATAAATTTTTACTTTGAATAATTACATTATCTGTATCTAAATTTATGCTATTTACAGCATTTAAATTAATAGAAGAATTTGAGCTTAAAAGAAGATGATCTTCGGAACTATTAAAAACTAATCTCCCAGATGTTATAATAATTTGACTACCACTATATTGATTTGGGGCAATAGGTGTAGTAGAAGAAGTTTGATAACTTGAATAAGTTGTAGAGGCGGCCTCTAAGGGTAATTGTTGGGTACTTCCAAAATATATTGAACCTAAATCTTTATTTATTTCTTCAATAGTTGGTATCCAAGGTTCTGTGGTTGATGGTGCTTGGCCATTTCTTATAATTAAAATTGGATCTCCATTCTCACCAATGTTTGACCATGGATTTTGATTTGGAACTGTTGAACCAAAACGAATACTATGACCCCATCTACCTTCATAAATTATATCTCCTTCATAAGGTTGTAAATATTTAATATTATCTTTTTCTTTAAATGTTTTTCCTAAATTAATTTCAGATTCAGGAGCATCTTGATTGATAGAAGCTCCGGCTTGAGTTTGTTGGTAAGTAGTATTAGTTGTTTGGGTATCATTTTCATTATTAAAATCTGTTAAGGGGTCTGGGAAAGCATTTTGATGTAATGTGTTCCACATATTAAGAGGTTGAAAATAATAATAATCTACTTGATTTAAATCTATATTTCTAGGATTTTGTGTATTAGTAGAGGGGAATGGTACAACGTATGTTATTTCATTTATTAAAGGAATATGTTGAATATTTGGAAATAAAGGTTTTGCAAAATTATAATTATTAAGTAAATTATCTTCTTGTGATGTATTACTAACAAGAATAGGGTTTGTAAAAGAATCAAATAAAATACCTCCTAAAGTGTTATATCCCCCATATTTTTTAAATAATTTAGGAGTATCAATTTTAATTTTCTCAAGATTTATAAAAGAAAAATGTACTCTTACAGGAAGTATTGTAAAACTTCCATTTTTAATAAAATGACTACGATTTTGATCTTCTTGAGCCGATAAACCATATGATAAAGCCATTATTTATCTCCTTTTAATTCATTCATTGCTGATAAAAGCTGATCTTTTTCTTCATCAGTAATTGTTAAGGTACCGTCTGCCATTTGTGTTTGCATTGCTCGTTGAGCAAGTGCAGCCATTTTAATTAAGATATCATCATTCTTAACACTTATATCCATATATTCTTTAATCAAAGGGACTACTAAAGTAGCGTCCCCAATATCTGATATTAAGGGTTTTAATTCATTTATAAGAGATGTTACCTGTTTATCTTTTTTTTGTTGGTTATTATAAATTTCTTCTAGAAGATCAGAAAATTTCTTTTTACCAAAGACTATATTATCAAATTGTGACATAAATATATTGTTTAGTTTATTATAAATATTAAAACTAAAACTTTGTATATCCCTGTTCTAAATAAAATACATAATTTTGTTTAAAGATATCATATAGCTGATTAGCTATTTTTGTAATTTTTGGGGTTTTAACATCTATTATTTCTCGAATATAGATGTAAAGGGCTTTTTTATTAAAAATATCTAAATTTTCTCTTTTTCTAAATAATTCTAAAATTGCATCTGCTATTCGGGCATCGTATTCTTTTGGGAATAATTCATATATATTTTGAGTACAATGTTCTATATAAAGATCAATAAAAGAAGATAAACGTTCATTATATGAAGATTCATCAAGATTATAAGAGTGATTTTCTGATTCTTCTAGAATTTCAATAGGAGCAGTATCAACCCGTTTTTTGTAGTTTTTCTGATTTGATAAAATCAAATAACGTTTAGCAATTGTTCCAAAATAAGAAAATGCTTTTGCTCCTTTTTCTGGTTTGAATAAATGAATTTTAGATAGTAAAAATGTTATTACTTCGTGCTGGAGATCTGTAATATTATCTACTTCTGTGTAATAAAATTTAAATGTATGGATAATATTTTCGGTAAGTTTAAAAAAAGCATAATGAATTTTATCATTATAAAGTCTACTTCTTATTTCAGGATCTGTTGTACTATTATAAAGAATAATAGCATCCTCAGTTTCTTTAGTAAAATATTGTACTCCTTTTTTCTTTTTTTTAACTAAGACTTCCATTATTTTTCAACATTTTTAATTATAAAAGAATTCAATATAGTTTGAATACTTTGAATTTGTTGAAAGAAAAATCCTATCTCATCATCTGATTTGAAACTTCCTTTGATATCAACTTCCTTTAGTTTTTTATCTGATGATTCTATTGTTTCTGAGATTTTATTTAAATAGGACATATACCCTGTTAGAATATCTTCTTGTTTTTCGTTTTTACGTAGGAGATTAAAGGTTGTATATCCTAAGATTACAACCATTAAACCTAAAATTATTATTGCTACTATCATAAGTTGTCTAATAAATTTTTAAGTTTCTCATTTTTTAATGAACCTAGTGCTTTTGTTTGAGCTGCGGGTTTTGAGAATGATTTTTTATTTGAATCTAATATAAATTTTTTCTTTGACCCATCCACGCTATTATTTAATTTAGGTAACCATTCACGTTCAAATTCAATGCGTGCTGCCATTAAATCGGCCTGATGTAGGATAAAAGGTAAAGATGTTCTAGGTTTTTGCTCTGGCATAAATGATAGAAGGTATTTTTTATTTGCTTCATCATATAAACCATCGTGGGTTTGAATAGCAATCATTTCATTAAATGTGTATGAAATACCGTGTGATTGAAGTAAAAATAAACCTCTATCGGGAACCGAAGCAAATGGAACTTTAGTATTAAACATATACTCCTCTCCTAATTTTTCACGTCTCCAATTATCTGTTTGAGGTATATAAGACTCTTCGTTTTCACTCCCCATTTTACCTAAATCGTGATTTAAAGCTGAAAATACGAGTTCCTCCATTGTAAAAGTAGACATATCACAACCTTCTTCTTCCCATAATGTAGCTTGTTTAATAGCACATCGGATAACACGCAGAACATGTTCTACATATCCTCCTGGGAATGAATTATGGTATTCTTTTTTATGAGCAGCAGGCATTAAAATAATTCTGTCTTCATATGTTTTATAAAATTGGATAAGATTTTCTTTTCGAGGTTCAGAAATATATTTTTCAATATAATTCATTAATTCATTCCAATTTTCTTGGATTTGTTCAGCAGTAAAATTCATAACTATTTATTTAAATTAAAACCTATTTATTTCTCCAGGACTTAAGGGTTCTTGTTGAATGAATGCTTTAGCATCATCTATAGATTCTCTAAGAACAATTAATGATTCTTCTACCTGTTCTCTTGATCCACCTCGATTTAACATTACATTAATCTTTCCTATCTCCCCCTCTGCTCTCTCTAACCTTCTCATTATAATCTCTCTATTTTTCATATCTGTTTATTTTTTCTTTTTCTCCGTATTTTAAATATAATAATATAGAATTAGGGCTCCAAGTTTAGTTTAAAAACTTCTCTACAATATTTTGAATGTTTTTTAGATGGGCACATTTCTCATACTCTTCAAACTTTTCAAAATATAAAATTGAACTTTTTAAATATGATAGAAAAGTATTATCCGTAAATTTTAAAATAGAATTTTGGTGAAGTTTATTATTAATATCTATTTTTTCAATCCAGGAAAAAGCTTTATTGTATACTACAAATTCCCCAGCTTGTTCAACATCATCAATATCCAATTCTTGATCTAAAATAGAGAAGAATCCAATTATTTCTTTATTAAATAATTTATGATTTTGAATAAGTTTTTTAAACATACCTACCCAAAATAAAGGATGTTCCTTAAAATCTAATATATCATCTATTAATTGGGATTTTTCCTTTAAAGACTTAGGTTCTTCATCACTAAATAATCCAAATATTTTATTTAAATCCATGGATATAAATATGTTTATAACTCATTTATATTGTATATAACCGCATATTCCTTAAAATTCATAGGGGTATATGATATATATACATACATAACTATATAAAAAATTATGCAAAAATTAACTCTTATTATTAATTTAAATTTTTAAAGTATTTAATATGTTTTGATTAAATTAAAATATAAGAAAATTATAGTAAATACCCAAATATTATATAGGATTATTGAATATTAAATTGGTTTATGGTCGTCTAGCGGTTCTTATCCATATTCCTTCCATATTTACAAAAGTATCTGCTGTACTAGTTACACTTGTTGTAATTGCTGTACCACCTGATTAGTAAGTTGTTAATACTAGTGCATACTTGTTTTAAAATAATGCATTCCAACTTGTACCATTGTAATAATATACTTTACTTGATCCTGCTGACCCTGATGCTATAATCATTCCTTCTTCAGCTGTAGGAGTTGTTGTTCTTAGAGATAGTTGTAAAATATCTTTTATCTTTAAAGATCCAGTTATTTGCACTTGTGATCCTGAAGCAAAGATTAAGTTTGACCTTGCAGCATCTGCTGTACCATTACCTACTATGAAAGCACTTTGTGCTGAAGAGGAGAGGTTGTATTGGCCTTGTACGTGTTGGTAAGCACCATTTGCTACTGTGTAGTATCCTTCAGCGTGTGAGCTATTTCCACTAGCTGTTGTATAATATCCTTCAGCATGTGCGCCTTCTCCACTTGCTAATGTACTAAGTCCTTCTGCGTGAGATGCATCTCCAGCTGCTATTCCACCTGGAAAAAAGAAATCACCATCATCATAATACCACCAACCTCCTTCTGCATGGGAACCTTTACCATTCGCTCTAGTTTGAACTCCTTCAGCATGTGAGACATCTCCATTTGCTTCAGTAAATATACCTTCAGTATGTGAGTAAAAACCTGTAGCAGTTGTTTGACTTCCTTCTGCGTGTGAAGCTTGTCCATTTGCTACTGTATTAAATCCTTCTGCGTGTGAATAGTATCCGGTTGTTGATGTACTAACACCTTCTGCGTGTGAATAGTCTCCGGAGGCTACTGCATTATATCCTTCTGCGTGTGAATAGTTTCCGTTTGCTGTTGTACTATATCCTTCTGCGTGTGAATAGTCTCCTCGTGCTGTTGTACTACTACCTTCTGCGTGTGAATATGATCCTGATGTTATTGTACTAATACCTTCTGCGTGTGAATATGCACCTTTTGCTGTTGTTTGTTGTCCTTCTGCGTGTGAATATGATCCTGAGGCCGTTACAGCAAATCCTTGTGCATGAGAAAATAATCCGGTTGCTAAAGATGCAGATCCTTGGTTTAGAGTTCCTCGTATCGAAGTTGATCCGGTTACTATTAATGATCCGGTTATTTGTGCGGATCCTGTATATGGGAATGCTGCACCACCTGCACTTGGTGCATATGAAGCACTTATCGCATTTGTAGCAAAGCTTGAGCTTACAGCTCTTGATGAAGATATAGCAAATGAAGCTGTTGAAGCAAATGATGCACTTACAACAGTTCCACTAAAAAATGATGCGGTCTGAGCAAAGCTTGAACTTACTGCATTTAAAACATATGAGGCCGTTTGAGCTGTACCTTGGATTGACCCTGTAAATCCGGCAGTTGAAGTAACACTTCCACTAAATATTGCTGGCCCTATGTTTGTAAAGGTACTTGACCCAGATACTATTAAAGATCCAGTTACTTGTACTTGTGATCCTGAAGCAAAGATTAAGTTTGACCTTGCAGCATATGATGTACCGTTACCTACTATAAATGCAGATTGAGCTGAGGAGGAGAGGTTGTATTGACCTTGTACGTGTTGATATGCTCCTGATGCTACTGTATTAAAACCTTCTGCGTGTGAATAGTCTCCGGAGGCTGTTGTACCAAAACCTTCTGCGTGTGAACCTTGTCCGGATGCTCTTGTAAAAATACCTTCGGCGTGTGAATAGTTTCCGGTTGCTGTTGTTTGATTACCTTCTGCGTGTGAAGCCAATCCTGACGCTACTGTATAAAGACCTTCTGCGTGTGATGCGTCACCACTTGCTGTTCCTCCGGATTCTACTACTTCACCATCATTATCATATGTGTATCCTCCTTCTGCGTGAGAACCCACTCCTGATGCTAATGTAGCTACTCCTTCTGCGTGTGAATATAATGCAGATGCTTGTGTACTATATCCTTCTGCGTGTGAATATAATCCTTGTGCTACTGTACTATAACCTTCTGCGTGTGAGTATCCCCCAACTGATGATGCATTTAAACCTTCTGCGTGTGATGCGTCACCGGTTGCCGTTGTATTATCACCTTCGGCGTGTGAAGCAAGCCCAGTTGCCGTTGTATTATAACCTTCTGCGTGTGAATATAATCCTTGTGCTACAGTATAATATCCTTCTGCGTGTGAATATGATCCTGATGCTTTTGTATTAAAACCTTCTGCGTGTGAATATATTCCTGAGGCCGTTACAGCAAATCCTTGTGCATGAGAAAATAGGCCTGATGCTAATGAAGCTGATCCTTGGTTGAATGATCCGGTTACTCCTAACGAGCCTGTAATTCTTGCTGAACCGGTGTACGGGAATGTTGTGTCTGGTGCAAATGAAGCACTTACCGCATTTTGAACGAATGATGCTGTTTGTGCTGTTCTTACAAATGATGCTGTTGAAGCAAAGCTTGAACTTACTGCATTTAAAACATATGAAGCAGTTTGAGCATTTTGTACATAAGATGCTGTTGTAGCAAAGCTTGAACTTACTGCTCTTGAAGAGGATATAGCAAATGAAGCAGTTGTAGCAAAACTTGAACTTATAGCATTTAAAACATAGCTTGCTGTTGTAGCGGTTCCAAGTAAAGATCCGGTAAATCCTGCAGTTGCAATAACACTTCCAGTTACTTGTACTTGAGAACCGGATGCAAAAATAAGATTTGATCTTGCAGCATGTGATGTACCATTGCCTACTATAAAAGCACTTTGTGCTGAAGAAGATATATTATATTGTCCTTGTACGTGTTGATATGCTCCTGATGCTACTGTATCTCGACCTTCTGCGTGTGAATATGATCCAGATGCTATTGTTCCTCGACCTTCTGCGTGTGAAGCTACTCCTTGTGCTACTGTGGACTCGCCTTCTGCGTGTGAATCGTTTCCGGTTGCAATTGTACTTGCTCCTTCGGCGTGTGAAGCTATTCCTTGTGCTACTGTGGACTCGCCTTCTGCGTGTGAATAGTATCCGGAGGCTACTGTACTAACACCTTCGGCGTGTGAAGTATATCCTGACGCTAATGTACCTGTTCCTTCTGCGTGTGAATAGTCTCCGGAGGCTACTGTACTACCACCTTCTGCGTGTGAATAGTTTCCTGTGGTTGTTGATACCAAATATCCTACATAACTACTTATGTAACCATCTAGGTTAAAGGTGGTGGTATTAGTACCAGCATCGTATATAAGAGCTTGGATACTTGTAGTGGCAGTGTAAGCAAGACCGTCATCAAGTATTATTATAGGAGTATTAGATGCAAAATAAGGTGTTAAATCTCCTGATAGTATAATATCTCCTGTTGCGTCTGTATAGTCATCAACGTATAATCTATATGACGATATTGTACTATTGCCTCCGGCGTGTGAAGCATATCCTGATGCTATTGTATTAGCACCTTCTGCGTGTGAATATGGTCCGAATGCTATTGCACCAACACCTTCCGCGTGTGAATAGTCTCCTGATGCTATTGTAAGATTACCTTCTGCGTGTGAATATGATCCTGAC